TGATAGCTATTTCGACATGGAGAACCGCACCGAACTGCGCCGGGGGGCGTTCAATGCCCTGTACCGGCACGTTTCCTGCACTTCGATTCACAATCAACGCCGTGTCGAGGCGTCTATCTGCTTCGATGAGAACCGTCAGGCTATGGGGTCGCGTGTCCTCACCGGTATCACCTATGCCCCTGGCGAATCGGTGCTAGTGGCGCGTAATGGCGAGGTGTTCGGGAACCGATGGCGTGATGGCCGCCCCAAGGTGTCCGGGGGAGGAAATGTGGACTTGTGGCTGAAACACTGCGCCGATCTGATCCCCGAGGTGTCCGAGCGTGAGCATGTCTTTAACGTCATGGCCTACAAGGTTCAGCATCCTGCGGTGAAGATCAATCACGCCGTGTTGCATGGGGGCGATCAGGGTTGCGGGAAGGATTCGCTCTGGGCGCCGTTCCTGTATGCAGTGTGCGGCCCTGGCTTGGTCAACCGTGGCCTGTTAGACAATCAAGCGCTCGAATCGCAATTTGGATATGCCCTCGAGGCCGAGGTCATCATCCTGAACGAACTGCGTGAACCTGAAGCCCGTGAGCGCCGTGCACTGGCAAACAAACTCAAGCCCATCATCGCGGCGCCGCCTGAGACGATTCCGATCAACCGGAAGGGCTTGCACCCTTATCAGATGGTCAATCGAGGGCTGGTGCTGGCGTTTTCGAACGACTCGGTTCCGATCAGCCTGGATTCATCAGACCGTCGATGGTTCTGCATCTGGTCACACGCCCCCAGAATGGCCCCAGACGCGGCCGATAGGCTTTGGAAATGGTACCGGGCGGGTGGGTTTGACGCGGTAGCTTCGTGGCTGCATGCGCGGGATGTTAGCGCGTTCAATCCTGGCGCTGCCCCTGCGTGGACGGCGTGGAAAGAGGCCATGATTGAGAACGGCATGAGCATGGCCGAATCGTACCTCGTGAACCTCATCAGGAACCGATCTGGCGAGTTTGCGCGCGGATTTATTGGCGGGCCGTTTTTCGCGATCTGCGACCGTTTGGCGGGGCAGGCGCCTAGTGGCGTGAAAGTACCGCAGGCGGCCCTGCTACACGCGCTTAAAGAGGCCGGATGGCAAGACTGTGGGCGGGTGGGTTCGTCCGAGTTTGCGACGAAAAAGCATATCTTCGCCGATCCGGCGATCCTGCGCGTGCACAATAAATCAGACCTTCGGCGGATGCTTGAGGATCCGCCAGCGCCCAGTAGGATGGTGGCCGTGAAATGAGAAAAGGCCCCTAGGGGCCTTTTCTTTATTTCCGATCAATGATGGCGAGAATCAGCGCGACTATCGCGCTGGCGAGGATGGCGAGGATCATGCAATGACACCGGCCAGCATCAAGACGATCAGCGCGACCCATGCCACGATGCTTGACGCGAATACGATGCGATCCATGCGTCGGTGGAACATGCTCTCGCCATCGAGTGGCAGATGCCCCGTGAGCGGGCGATAAGCTGAATACGAACCCGACGCGCCACGCCGGGTGATGCGGGCGGGTTGATAGGCTTGTCCGATCTTGATTTTCATTGTCATTTCCATTCAATGTTACGGGCGATGCAATATTGGTCGACTGCATCGGGCACTGACATGCCCGAAAAGTAGCAGTGCAACGCGCTGGGCCATTCAATCCGGCCAGCCAACGCCGGCGCCCGGGTCAGTAGGGCATCAGAGAATTGCGCGAGCCATTCCGCCTGTCGCTGGGCTTTGGTCATTCCATAGTGTCGTTTCATAATCCGCTCACGCGAAAGCATTTCCCATCGGACAGTCTTTCGACGTCTACGGTATATCGGCCATGCACGGCCAGAACCCGGCACTTAGTCGGGCGCCCGAACAATTCGATGAATACGATCTGGTTAGGTTTCATGCTTTCTCTCCAGGGTAATAGGGCGCCAGTAGGCGCCCGGATTGATCAATAGTGAACACCGAGCCGCTGAACGAAACCGGTAGAGTCTTGCTTTGCTTTGCCTTTAGCGTACAGCGCGACTACCACACGAGCCGGTTCAATGTGGCGGACGTCGGTGTCATCCCCATCGACTACAGGCCAGCCTCGAAAGCTTGCGGGTATCTCGTCGCGCTTATGGAAGACTACAGCCGTCCGCTTGTTGTCCGGGTTCTGCAGACCCTTGATGCTGATTGGCTTAGGTGTGACAGCACTGAACGAGTACGTCAAATCATAGTTACCCGCAGTCTTACCATCGAGCTTACGCGCAGGATGTTTGGTGTAGTCGTAGAACTGCACATCCGGGAACAATTGGAATATTGTCTTACCGTCCAGAACCGGTACGTTTTCAAAGGCTATATCTGACGTCCCATTCGGTCGCACTAGCGGTGTCATGCCGATCCGCGCGGCTTTGCGCGCGAGTGTCCAGACGTCCGCGCAGAACGAGAGCATGAAAGCTTCCCGGTTCTGACGAAAGAATGCCGTCTTCGCATCGCGTGCGCGCTGGACAGAATCAAACGCACCCCGTCCGGCGGATCGCAGGCATCCGCTCATGCATCCGGCAAGCTTCGCGAGCGGGCAAAGCTCGTCGTCAGGGCTCAGATACAGAATGCCCGTAAGAAAACCGATGCGCTCGCCTTTGATCGTCTTGGCGGAAGACTCGCCCAAGATAGGACGGTAGGGCAGATTGCGCTCGCGCAGGATTGAACGATAGGGGTTCTGCATGTTGTGCTCCTGTAGGCGCGCTCGGCGAGCGCATGTGCACACTGTAAGGTATTTCCTGACAGGCTGTCAACAAGAAAATTCAGGGTAGCAAGATAGGCGGTTCTGCAACACGACGCGCAGCCCAGTAGTGGCGCGGATCGGCGAGGGTTTTGGGCGGTTTAGGTAATGCCGTGTAGTTTTTTCGGTCAAGTAGTGATTTGACATAACGTAGTACAGCTGTGGAGCCGCGCCGACTTAAAACGGTATGCCTAAACCGCCTAAACCGCCCATCGCTCTCAATCGGGCGCCATCCGCGCACGCTGTTAGGCGATCTAGGCTATGCCACCGACCATAGCCTAAATCGCCCAATGTCATAGGCGATCTGGGCTATGCCTTGCCCGATAGCCTAAATCGCCTACGCGGTCAGCGGTCAGCGGTCAGCGGCGGTCAGCGGTCAGCGGTCAGCGGTCAGCGGTCGGCTCGATGCCGTGCGGCCAGGACGCAATCGGCGTGCGACTGGCGGGGGGGAGGGCCGAGCCGACCGGTCAATCGTTAGCGGTGGGGCCACAAGAATTTTTTTATTTTTGTAAAGGCTATTTAGGCGGTACACTTTGCTCATGACATTCAAAAGCCTTCCATTGACCGTCAGACAGATCAAAGCGACGGAAGCGACGTTGGAGCGCATATACGAAGCGGCGTATCTTGGTCTGAAGGGTGACGCGCTGGCGTTGGCTGCTGGTATGCTGCCGACGGAGTTCAACCAACTTAAAGAGCTTGACCAAATCGCCCAGATCGCCGAACTCAAGGGCCGCGCGGATAGCGAGCGCGCCAACAGTCAGGTGTTGCACGCAGCAGCGGCAGCGGGCGACTCAAAGGCGGCGCTGGAAATCTTGAAGCACAGCCACGGCTGGGTCGCCAAGCAGGCGGTGTCGGTGGAGATCGAGCAACGCATCAGCATCTTGAACGCGCTTCAGGCCGCAGAAGGGCGCGTCATCGAGGGCGCGGTAACAGAAGTGTTAGAGCAGCAACAGCCGTCAGCCATGCAACTGAGCCATCATGCAAAAGCCGATCTACAGCCCCGATGATGAACAGTTGCTGATGGCGCGTCTTTGGTCTGCAAAGATCAAGGACGACCCGGAGGCGTTTGTGCTGTTTGCCTTCCCTTGGGGCCAGGCCAACACGCCGTTGCAGGCGCACAAAGGCCCGCGCATGTGGCAGCGTCAGGTGTTGCGCGACATCAAGGCGCACATTGACAAGAATAAGGGACAGATCAGCATGGACACGCTGCGAGCGGCAGTGGCGTCCGGGCGCGGGATCGGCAAGTCGGCGCTGGTGTCTTGGCTCATCCTGTGGATGCTGTCCACGCGGATTGGTAGCTCAGTCATTGTGAGCGCCAACAGTGAGGCGCAGCTCCGGTCAGTGACCTGGGGCGAGCTGACCAAGTGGTCTACGATGGTGCTGAACGCTCACTGGTGGGAAATCAGCGCGACCAAGCTCACGCCTGCCAAGTGGCTGACGGATCTGGTAGAGCGGGATCTTAAGAAGGGCACGCGCTACTGGGCGGCTGAGGGCAAGCTGTGGTCGGAAGAGAACCCCGACAGCTACGCGGGTGTGCACAACCACGACGGCATGATGCTGATCTTTGATGAGGCGTCGGGTATCCCGGACGGCATCTGGTCGGTGGGGGCGGGCTTCTTCACAGAAAACATCCTCGACAGGTACTGGTTTGCGTTTAGCAACCCCCGGCGCAACAGCGGGTACTTCTTTGAGTGCTTTAACGCCAAGCGGGACTTCTGGAAAACCCGCCAGGTGGACGCGCGGACGGTCGAGGACACGGACAAGCAGGTCTACGAGCAGATCATCGCGGAGTACGGCGAGGACTCCAGCCAGGCTAGGGTGGAGGTGTACGGCGAGTTTCCGTCAGCCGGCGATGATCAGTTCATCAGTCCGATGTTGGTGGCTGACGCGGCAGGCAGGCCCAAGTACAAGGACGAAACGGCACCGATTGTAATCGGCGTGGACCCGGCCAGGGGCGGTGCGGACTCGACTGTTATTGCGGTGCGGCAAGGGCGGGATCTGATCGCGCTGCATCGGTACCATGGCGAGGACACGATGACCATCGTGGGTCGGGTGATCGACGCGATTGAGGAGTACAAGCCCACGCTGGTGGTGCTGGACGAGGGTGGTCTGGGCTACGGCATCCTTGACCGGCTGCATGAGCAGCGGTATAAGGTCGTCCGAGGGGTGAACTTTGGCTGGAAGGCCAAGAATCCCATCATGTACGGCAACAAACGGGCTGAATTGTGGGGCACGATGAAGGAGTGGCTGCGCTCGGCGTCCATTCCCAGCGATCGGGGGCTCAAGACCGACCTGACCGGGCCCACGATCAAGCCGAACTCGTCCGGGACGATCTTTCTGGAAGGCAAGAAAGAGATGAAAGCACGCGGATTGGCTTCTCCTGACGCTGCGGACGCGCTGGCAGTCACTTTTGCCTTCCCCGTAGCGCATCGAGAGTACAATGAGCGGGCACAGCGGCGGGTTGTGACTCAAAACCGCCAGTTTCAGACTACTTCTTGGCTAGGTGCCTAGCATGGCGACCAAAAAGAGCGTGTTGTTAAGCGTTGGACGGGGTGAGAAACTGCCCGTGTCCAAGGGTGCTGGGCTGACCGCTAAAGGTCGAGCCAAGTACAACGCCGCTACAGGCTCCAACCTCAAGGCGCCTGCCCCAAACCCCAAGACCGAGGCTGTGGCGATTGCGTACTCAACGCAACGTGCTGCGGCGAAGAAAAAGAAGTGATATGGATTACTCCGGGATCAACGCCGTCGGTTCGGTCGCTGTAGGCGGCTCGGCCAAGGACAAAAGCAGCGCAGATGTGCTGTCAACCGCCAGATCGCGGTTGTCGATGGCCATCTCGGCCTACTCCGAGAGCCGTGAAGACGAGATCGACGACCTGCGGTTCTTCGCAGGCAGCCCGGACAACCACTGGCAGTGGCCAGCGGACGTCTTGGCCACCCGAGGCGCGGTGCAGGGCCAGACGATCAACGCCAGGCCGTGCCTGACGATCAACAAGCTGCCCCAGCACGTCCGGCAGGTCACCAACGACCAGCGCCAGAACCGCCCGAGCGGCAAGGTCATTCCGGCAGACGACCGGGCGGACATCGAGGTCGCGGAAATCTTCGACGGCGTGGTGCGGCACATCGAGTACATCTCGGACGCCGACGTCGCCTACGACACGGCCTGCGAGAATCAGGTGGCGTTTGGTGAGGGCTACATCCGCATCCTGACCGAATACTGCGACGAGGACACTTTCGATCAGGACATCAAGATCGGGCGGGTGCGTAACTCGTTTTCGGTCTACATGGACCCGATGATCCAAGATCCCTGCGGATCGGACGCCAAGTGGTGCTTCATCACTGAGGACATCACCAAGGAAGACTACGAGCGGCTGTACCCCAACGCAGCGCCCATGTCCACGCTGATGAGCCTGGGCGTGGGCGACCAGTCCTTGAGCCAGTGGGTCAACCAGAACACCGTTCGGGTCGCGGAATACTTCTATGTGGAGTACGACCGGGCGACGCTGAACCTGTACCCCGGCAACGTGACGGCCTTCAACGGCACGCCCGAGGACAAGCAGATGCGGGCCATGTACGGCAAGCCTCTGCGCTCCCGGCAAGCCGACCGTAAACGGGTCAAGTGGTGCAAGATCAACGGCTACGAGATCCTTGAGGAACGCGACTGGGCGGGCAAGTACATCCCCGTCGTGCGGGTGATCGGCAACGAGTTTGAGGTCGACGGACGGGTGTACGTCAGCGGGCTGGTGCGTAACGCCAAGGACGCCCAGCGGATGTACAACTACTGGGTCAGCCAAGAGGCCGAGATGCTGGCGCTGGCGCCCAAGGCACCGTTTATCGGCTACGGCGGCCAGTTTGAGGGCTACGAACAGCAGTGGAAGACCGCCAACACGCAGAACTGGCCCTATCTGGAGGTCAATCCTGACGTTACAGACGGTCAGGGCAACATGCTGCCACTACCCCAGCGGGCACAGCCC